AAGCTGCTCCTCCTAATAGTGCTTATTAATATAATATTCAATAAGCTTGTACTAGTTGCATATTTAAAATTATATTTTCCGTTAGTCATCAAAAGACAATATTTTTAATATATATATATAATGTAGGTTTTTTATATTATACCTATATTTTCATTTTATTTTTGACGTATTTTTGACGTCAAATAAAAAAACTCTAAAGGTTAACCCTCTAGAGTTTTTATTTATGTGTAATATATTTCTTATTTTTCAGGCACTAATTTTATACTTTTTAATCCTGCTACATCTATTATATCATCTTTTTTTAAATCTATAATTACTTCTTTAACGCCTAAATCTCCACCCAATATCTCATTTGTTTTTGGTGTTCCAGATTTCTCATAAATCATAAAATTACCTTGACCACTTTCAGCCATAGCTTTGTATCTTCCTTCTGCTATGTCTTGTCCACAAATCCAATAACCAGAATAAATACTTGTTTCTTTATAAGGCATTAGGCTTCTTTTTATCGGTTTCATATTAACACTCATGCCTTCCGCTTTTATTTTACTACCTTGTGTTAATATTATTCTATACTTATCAATTCCTAAATCATTTCCCCCTATTTCATTAGTTAATAAATCACCATCTGCTGAATATATGTTAAAATTACCTGAGCCATTAAAAGTTACATCATATGCTCCTGCATCTATATGTTTACCTACAGTATGTTCTCCTGCAGATAATTCTTTAGTATTTTTATTTACAAAATCATTCCACTTTTTAGCTTCGGCTACCTTAGCTGCTTCAGCTTTCTTTTTATCTTCTTCCGCTTTTGCTTTCTTTTCTGCTGCTTGTTTAGCATCTTCTTTTTTTTGTTCTTCTTGTGTTTTTGTATTTGTTGTTGTACTTTGTGTTTTATTATCTTGTCCGCCGAATTGTGCTATACCACCTAAAATAATAATAGCTAATATCCAAAACCACCACTTTTTATAAAATGGCTTTTTAACCTTTTCTTCCATGTCATATCCTCCTTAAATTTTCTAATTGATATAATATATTCCATTATGATTATATACTGTCTTTACATAAAGTTCAAATTTTGTACATATTGTTACAAACAATTTAAAGAGATAGCTTTATTTAAAAAGCTATCTCTTTGTTTTTATTTTAGTTCTGTTAGTTTAATTATTTTATTTGTATTTGGTTGTCGTAAATAAAGGAATTTTTCTTCTTGATGTACATCATATATAGATATCCAAAGGGGTCTGTTTTTATCTAGGCAATACATATATTCCCCATTCTTTAAAGAGTTATCCTCCGCAGGTTCAATTGCTTTAGCGACCCCAACAAACCTTGTAGATATCCCAATTAACAAGCCTATTATAAGAAATCTCATTTCTTTTCTCATTTCAAATCTCCCTTTTTAGAAATTCTTCCCTTTCTTTTATTAACCCCTTTAATTCTTCTAAATCTTCCGTAGTTGCTTTATTTCTTATAAAGCTCCTAGCGCTACTCCTATTTCTTAAATAAGTTGCATGTTCTCTATTTTTTTCAATCCATTTTTTATCCGCCACTTTTTGTCTATCTTTATTATTCATATGAACCTCCTATTTAACCAATAATATTATTAGGATTAATATATTTACTATTAAAGTGATTATATTTATTGTCATTGTTATGTTTTCCTTTTTCATATAAAATCACCTCTATTTATTTAATATTTAAAATATGATATTATTAAATAGAAGAAGTTTTTAGGAAGGGAGGGCTTTTAAAAGCCCTTTAGTATTAGTAAGATTAATGTTGCTATGGAAATAATCAAATTAACTGTGGCGGTTATTAACTCGATTATTTCTTTTTTATCCTTCCTTTTTAACTTCTTCTTTTTTGTCATTCCCTCACCTCCCTACAATTATATTATAGTACATGTACTATAATAAGTCAATACCTTTTATGTAATTTTATATAAGATTTATAATAATTTTTCCAATAAAAAAAGAGGTACTCCCATAAAAGAGAGTACCTTTAAAATTAATCTGTTAATCTTTTTCTACCGCCATTACCTTTGTTATCATTCCAGTAGCAATCCATGAATCCTTTACTGATTGCTATATAATTCCCCCTATCTTTGTGTATTATTAGTCTTCCATCTGTAGCCTGTTCTATGTATCCAGTAGTACCTGGAATTCTAAATATACTTTCTCCTGTTGGTATAGTCTTATCATCATATTTTGGTTTTTGCACTTTCTCCACTTCCTTTGGTTTATTTATAGTTGGTGTAGGTAATTTTCCTGTTAAACCTTTTACAATAGCATTAGCCACATTCTCAGCATTAAATCTATTCATATCTTCTCTATTATCACAGAAACAACATTCTATTAACATTGACTTCATAGCTGTGTGTCTTAATACATATAAGCTAGAACCATCTTTTAAACCTCTATTTGTATATCCTAAGGCACAAATATTATTTAATACTGCTCTAGCTTGTGTTAATTCCTTACCGCCATATGTAAATACTTCTGTTCCTTTTGCACTTCCATTAAAACAATTAAAGTGTATGCTTACATATAAATCTACATTGTTATTATTGGCTGTATTAGTTCTATAGCTTAAACTATCATTTAAACTACTACAAGCATCCTTGTAACATTTAATAACTGTATGCCCTAAAGTTTGTAATTTAGCTATAACTTTTGTTCCTACTTCTCTAGTTAAATTGGATTCTGCTTTTATTCCTACTGCTCCATAATCTGCTCCAGATAAAGTATGTCCACAATCTATTCCTATTTTCATATAAATACCTCCTAATTATTTTAATAAAAAAAAGAACAAGTATTAAACTTGCTCTCTTTTTTCTGTAGTTTGTTTTACAAGTTGGTTTCCATATACAGCAACACCAACACATAAAATTCCTTGTATTACTGCATTTATATTTAATCCCATTAAAAGTACAGCTCCTAATATACTGCAAATTGTTAATATCCACGGAATAACCCAATCTTGTATTGTTTTATTACTTTTTAACATTAACCCCAAAACATAAAGAACAGGTATTAAAATAAATGCCTGCTCTTTTATGTAATCTAATAAATTTATATCCATAGTTTACCTCCTTAAAATAAGCAAAATAAAAAGACTACATATTAATAGTCCTTACTATGTTTTTATAAATAAACATTTCTTACCTCCTATATATATAAATAGTGTTGTTTGAAGTGGATAAGCCACCATCGTGTTGAACTAAGGTTTTGCCACTAGAAGAAGTTGCGATAAATTGGGTGGAACGTGAGCCGTTTGTATATATCTCTGTCATAACCCTAATGTTTGGAATGACTGACGCTTTGGAAGCGTTACTTTTGGTAACATTCAAATCTATTTCCAATAAGTTGCCATCTTGGTTACTAAATATTAAAGGAGACGTTGATATAGGATTTTGATTTTTACAGCCAAAATCATCTCTATCTATTTTAATAGGAATAGAACGTGTGTTTGAAACTTCTATCATGTTATTAGCAGTTATCACACTCCCGTTTTCAAAACAATATCCAAAATTAGACTTAGGATTTATAGCCACAGTTTTCGCACTGGTTTGGCTCATGCCAATGCTCCCTGTAACTGTGCCCGTCATATAATTCATGGCGCTATATCTATAGTTAGTTACAGAACTTCCATATAACATATTGTCATACGCGAAGGTATTTCTATGTTTAAAACCTACAACGTTATCGCTCACATATCCTGTAAAGCTTCTTATATTATCCCCGTTAGAATTGAACACATGATATTCTATATTTGATTCAAACCCATAATGCATAAGACCTAAGACTATGTTTTTATTCAAGCCATCTTCGCATATATACCCTGGTAATAAGTTGGTAGTGTTACTAGTTATGGTTTTAGACCATTGTTTATATCCCATGTCGTCGGTTTTGGTTAATTCAAACTCATATGGCTTATCTGAAGTTGAAGATTTATAACAATATATAAACCCATCAGATACCGACCATATCATTGGTCTATACACGTAGTTTACAGTTCTTCTTATTTCGGATGATGCAGTGCTAAATCTGTAAAAATGAAACTGTTTCATGTTTGTGTCACAATATAATATGCCCTTGTCACCTACGCCAGAACTTTTATCAGGTATTGTTGTATTCCACGAATCTAGCGCTAATTGCGGAACGTTGCCCACACTTTTTTCATATTTAAATTTTTTGACATCATTAAATCCCATTTCACTTGATTTTGCGCCTAACACCCCGTGTAACTCTAAGGTATTATCATTAATCATTAAGCTATAAACCTCCTTTCTATTAAATCACCATCTGCGTCGTATATTAGTTTAAAGGAAATTTTACTATTTTTGTCTTTATACCATATAAAAATATCTTGTTGTTGGTATAAACCTTCACTGTTGGCGTTACTCACATATGATTGAAACACCAATTTATTACTTGGAGTATAGTAATCTATATGTCTAAATATTCCATTGCTATCTTTATCTTGTCTTACCAGCCTACAAAATTGAAGTTGCCACAGTATTTTTTGTATTTCTTCATCTTGAATTTTATCTTTTTCTTTTAAATCAGTTATTTCTTTTTGAGTGTCTTCACAATACAAATCTATCTTGTCCCAATTATTATTTAAACATTGTTTAATATTGAAGGTAGTTGTGTTAAAATCGTCTGTTTCTGGATCGTATTTAAATAACTTCAGATTTTCAGTTTCTTTGCTCATTTAATCCCTCCTAACTAAAATGCAAAATTACTTAATGTAGTATTTTCTAATGTTGTCAAAGTCATGGCTTCTACATCTTTTAATAATAAATAAGCAAATAAATAATCTACAGCCAGATGACTGGGCTTAGATAAATCTATTTGCTTCTTTAAGCTGTCCAAATCTGTAGGTATTCCATATTCTCCAATGAACCTAAGTACTATCCTGCCATCTATAAAAGATACTTTTACATTACCATTCTTCCAGCTATTGCATATTGCTTGTAACAAGTTTAAATCTGCTTTACCTTCACTTTTCCACCTAGCTGCTATAATAGAATTCTTTTCGTCTTGCTTTAAAGTAGGGTCTAATTTAATGCTCATTTCGCTAGCCAATAAATCAGCGCCCCATGTCATTGTTTTAAAATTAAATTGTTTTTTAATATCCTCTAAAACATTTTCTACAGTGTTCATTTCTAAGCCACTAGAATTACATAACTCTATAATGTAAGGATCTTTTCTAACCCTCTTATGTAAGTTGTTTATTAATTGTTGTGTTGTATGCAGTTTTACCACCTTCTTTAGAATTTTGAATAGATAACCCTCCAATAATAGCTCCTAGCAATAAAGCTGTAATTATGCTTATTACTATTTGTTTTGTTGTTAATCTATTTTCAGTGTTCTTAGAAGTATCATTATCTATTTTATTAACTTTGTTGCTTAACTCCTTTACATCTTCCTTGGTCTCCTTAACATTATCAGTCAAGGTTTCCAATATAGTAGTTAACCTTGTTGTTGTTATATTGTTTTGTTCAGTTAGATTGTTATTTTTATCTAACATAATGCTAAATGTTTTAATATTAGTTTTTAATTCTGTTAAATCTTCGCTATTTTTATCTGTTTTTTCTTTAAGCTTTCGATAGTCTAAATCATCTTTTTTTATGTAGTCCGATTTAACGTTTCTTAGTTCATCTTTTAAATTATCTATTTCATTCTTAATATAACTTTCCATGTGTCACCTCCATTAAACCAATGTCACTGTACCCATTACCGCAACTTCTTCTTCGCCTATAATCACGTTTTCACTTAAACTCCCGTTAACTTTTACATTTTGGGCATCTAATACCCCATCTGAAGATAGGATTAAAGAAATTATTTTAGCGTGGCTTACATAATTAATAGTTGTAGAAAAAGCAATTTCTTTTAAGTATTCTGTTATCTTGGTAGAAATATTTTGTTTTATTTCTTCATCCGAATAACCATTAGCCTTGGTTATCGAACATTCTATATCTATATTTTTAGCTGTAGCACTTACAACGGTACAATAATTGCCTATGGCTGAACTTCCTGCACCTGTCCCCCACAAACTCCATATATTTGTGTTAGAATCAAATACACCTCTAGGGTCTATGTATTCCTGCACTGTATTGACTAAATCCACACTGGCTGGTTGCATATTGGAATCTATTATTATAACTTTTACTGTTAAATCTCCATTCCATAAAGGTATTACCTTTGCATTGCCGACCCCTGTTACACTCTTTGCCCAGAAAATAAAATGTGCTTGGTTGTTAGATGTAATAGGATTCTTTAAAGATTCGTAATATCTTTGTTTAAGTGATTCGTCGGTTTCTTCCTCGAATCCATCATAACTGGGATTAGAATTATTAACTTCTGTAAAACCTGTTATTGTTATTGGAAACTCTACAATAGAATTAGCCCCAACCATACCTATATTACCAACTTGGGTACACTCTGCTAATATTGTTCCTGTTCCTTCTATTTGTTTTTTTTCTAGGCTTGCAAATTCTATCTTATTAGGTGTACTAAATAAATCCTCTTTATTAATAGTCCCTGTCCCTGTTAGAGTTAGAATTACTTTTGCTCTTGTTGCTACTTTCCTAATTATTCCTTTATTATCGTAGACCCTTGCTGTTAAATCATCACCAGATAAATCCTTAACTAGCCTAAGGTTAGCTATAGATAAAGCATATTGATATAGTAAAGCTAATTCTATGGCATTAGTTTTAGTTATATCATATGTAAGGTGTCCTTCGCTTTTCTCATATGTGTTCGATATGTTGTTAAGCATATCTTTAATTAATTTTTCCTGTGTTTTTACATTTACACTCAACCCTTCACCTCCTAGGCACTTATATTAATAACTTCATTATTTTTTGTAACAACATCAAAGCTTACATTCAATATTGATTTTTCTTGTGTTGTTACAAAGTTTTCTATATGATCTACATATCTATGCTTTATAACTGCTTCTTCAACTTCTCTTTGTAGTTCTGAGAGAATAAATGCATTTCTTTTCTTCCCTGCTAAATCTTCTATATTACAATAGAAGTCTGTACCCTTGTAAACATTGTATTTATCTTTATAAGTTAGCAATATCCAGTGTATCCATTGTTGTAATGCTTGTCGCTCTGTACATTCAACTAGCTTTCCATCTTTAATTACATATCTGTTGTTTTTAAAATCAAATAAAAAAACCTTGCCTAACTTAGACAAAGTTTGTTCTTCTTCTGTTTCCTCTACTTCTTCAATTATTATATCTTCTTCGGGTAACAAAGCCATTTTATCACCTCAATTTATCTAAAATAAAAAAGTTTTGGTTAGTTTCACTTGCTATTACCAAAACTTTATCTCCTATATTCAAAACATTATTATATGTTATCTTTGCATTATAAGTATTGCTATTTAATTCTATTATTCTTTCTTCTGTTCTATCTGTTAAAGAATTACACAAAGTAGAATTGTTTGGATCAAGGTACAATTGATTATCCATAATACTTATTCTATAATCTAAACCACCTTTTACAACCTCTCCTATTATTGGCCCTATTCTATCTTTATTATTTCTTTCTTTTAGCCATTGGGCAAATTCTATTCCATAACCCATATATAAAACCTCCTAGCTAAAATCTATTGTTATACCTATTTTATGTATATTATTATTTAAAGTATGTTGTGTGCTTTTTATTCTATACCATCCATTTACACCGTATTTTCTAACATCTATCCTAATAAGTCTATTACAATTTATATAAATACCTTTTCCAGTATCCATCGTACTGAAAGTTAATTCTTTTTTAACTTTGTTTTTCTCTTTTAATTCGTTTCGTATAATATTGTTAGCTTGGCTTGTATTTTTATCTTCTACACTAACAATGTCCGTTAACTCTCCAAATATTTTTATACTGTTATTATCTTTTACATTAGCTAAAACCTTACCATCATTATTGACTGCTATTATATTGTTTTGCATTTCTTCCATACTTCTACTAATACTATAATCTTTCCCTATTAGTAGAGTTGCATTAATTTTTAAGTCTACAAGCCTATTTATATAAAGTGTTTTGCCTTGCATTTCCATTATGTAATTTGTGCCTATTTCTTTACGGCATTGCTCTAAAATATCCTTTATTATATCGCTTAAACTCTCTTGATAGTATAATTTGTTTATTCTAGTACCTAACCATATAATACTATTATTTATGCCAACCTTTTTACATATCTGTTGCAAAGCAGTTTTTGCATAAACATTTCTAAATTGCATTACATATTTATTCTTATTTAAATAGAAAGCGTAGTCCATTGCAGTGTAGCTGTGGACATTTTCTTTATTAGTTTTGCTAATTATAATACCTTCAAAAATTACTACTTTATCTTTTTTAAATACTATTTTACTTCTTCCCTCCGCCAAATCCAATACAGAATCGAACGTTAGAGAAGTTGCTAATGTATCTACATCATTGCTCCAACTTAAATTATTAGAATACTTTATTATTTCTTTAGTTGTATATCCTTTTCCCACTATGTAGGAAACATATAGATACCACATTATTTGGGTTCCTCTCTATATTGTTTTAACTCTAACTTATAAGCCACATCCCCATTTGTTAGCTCATGCCAACTAATATTTTCTATAGAAACCATCCAATTTAATAATTCTTGTGGTAGAAAATCATTCTTATTCCGATTTATAACAACCCGCAGAGGTTTTTCAGTATCCATAGCGATATTCCACATATTAATTAAAAGATAAGGATTAATCTGACTTTTAGCCCACCTGTATTTATTTGGATATGCTGGCAACCAACTTTCTAAATTAAAACTTATTAAACTTGTCTTCCCTAAAAAGTTATATTCTCCATTATTAAAGGTTTCAAATATTTCATTTTTACTACTCTTACTGAGTTCTGGCATTTCTTCTGGAAGAATAGGCAATTCGTATGTTTTTTTCCTGTCTAATGTACTAAAATATATATTAGACATATTACACCCCCAATAAAAAAAAGGCATAGTTATAAAACTACACCTTTACATATTTTGCATTGCTATTCTAACTTGACTTATTATATGTTGTCCTGCTTGATCGAAAAATTCTTCTGTTCCAACGTTCCCGGTTATATATATATTAAATGTAGGACTTGAAGCACCATTCATAATCTGCCTTGATTTATCCGCTGGGATTATTGTTTCTCCACTTGATAAACGTCTTAACTCTCCACCTTCTTCGTTTATTAGTGCCATGCCAGCTGGTGAATAATTAGTTCCTTTAGCAAATTGAGGGATTGTACCAACTGCGCCTATATTAACACCTGGGACTTTATTGGCTTTTGATATAACTTTATTGACACCGCCAATAAAGCCATTCATCATGTTAATGCCGCCATTTATTATGTTTTTTATTCCGTCCCATATGCCTTGGAAAATTCCCATTACAGTATTTTTTATATTATTAAATATATTAGAACATATCCCGATTAAGGCATTGAAACCACTACTTATGGTACTAGCTATATTACTTACTACACCACTTATAGTAGAAGTTATATTATTCCATATATTTGTTATAGTAGACCAAATCGAGGACATTATCCCACTTACAGTACCATAAATACTACTCCATATAGAACTAATAACACCCCAAATAGCAGACATTACAGCTGATACAACTCCGGCAATAGTATTCCATACATTTACTATAGTGTTCCAAATAGCCATTGCTATTGTTGTTATAGTAGTCCAGATAGCTGTCCATACTGTTGTTATAACATTCCATATAGCCATTAATATAGGTTGTATAACGCTCCATATATTAGTCCATCCAGTCACTATAGAGTTAAATATCCATGCTCCTACAAGTATTATAACGGCTAATATGCCTTTAAATACTGCTTCTATAAACAACCCAATAGGTGTAAGTATTGTAACAATAACATTCCATATAGTTGTAAATACAGTAACTATGGTAGTCCATATGCTTGTAAGCACTGTAGAAATTGTTGTCCATATAGCTGTAAAAATTGTGGTTATTGTAGTCCATATGTTTGTAAAGATATTAACTATTCCTGTCCATATATTTGTGGCCACTGTAGAAATCGTAGTCCAGATATTTGTAAAAACTGTTGTTATTGTTGTCCAGATATTAGTGAACACAGTTGTTATCGTAGTCCATAAAGTTTGGGCGCCTTGCTTTATTTTATCCCAGTTTTTCCATAGCAATAATCCTATAGCTATTAATCCAGCTATAGCAATAGTAAGCCATCCAACGGTAGTTAGCTTTAAGGCTCCATCTACTAGCACAACCGCTGTTTTAATTCCTTCTATTGCTAATTTTAAAGCCTTAACAACTTTAATAGCAGAATATAAAGAAAAGAAGACTAAAGCAAAGTTAGCTATTGCATCTTTGTGTTCTGCGATAAAATTAAAAACCTTGCTAAGAACATCATACATTTTCATAAATCCGGTAGCCACTTTATTAGCAACTTGATCTATAGTTCCATCTTCTTGCCATTGTTTTAACTTCCCTGTTATGTCATCTACTAGAACCCCTAGTTGTCCTCCTGTTCCTTGCATAATTCCAGTAGTAATATTTTTCAGTCTATTTATCATTTTTTTGGACCTGTTTATTAAACTTTTGTTCATTGTATCAAATGCCTTGTCGGTTAAACCAGCACTATTTTTCATAGCATCTAAACTTGTGTTAAAATCTCCGAACCCCTTTCCTGTAAGTACCAAAGCACCGGATAGCGCGTTAACGTTTCCGAACAACTTACCCATAGTTTCAGTACTTCCGCCAGTCTTTGTCTTTATCTCTTCCAAAAACTTAGCAAATCCTTTTGATTTTAAAGCAGACGCTGAAAAGTCTATGCCTAGCTGTTGAGCAGTTTTTGAAGCTTCTGATGTTGGTTTAATTACACTTGAAAACACAGATTTTAAAGATGTTACCGCTTCCTCTGTTTTCAATCCATTCTTAGTTAAACTTGCCATTCCTGCTAGCATTTCATCAATGCTAGCGCCAGCAGATTTAGCAATAGGTGTTAATGATCCCATTGAATTCGCCAATTCCCCAACGGTTGTCACGCCTAGATTTTGAGTAACTAACAGTTTATCCGATATGCTTTGCATTGCTTTCTGTCCTGTTAGTCCGTAAACGTTCATTGTTGAAGTTAGTATTTTAAGCGAACTATTTGAATCTGAAAATCCAGCTTTAGCCAATTTTGCTGATGTAACCGCCGCTTGTATACTTTCATTGGCCGCAACACCAGATGATATTGCATCATACTGGGTGTCAGCTAAATCTTTTATTACAATCCCAGTATCGTTGGAAGTTTTAAGTAGGCCCTTTTGGATATTGTTTAGTTGCAAACTATCTTGGGCTATTGATTTAACCTTTCTAGCACCTTGGTCTAATTCTCCTAATCCTTCAACACCGGTTTTTACAATAAGTCCACCAGCAAGAGTTGCTAATCCTGCACCCCACTTGACAATCTTATCTCCAGCTTTTTCAAATCCTTTTTGTGTCTTAGTAACAAAGTTAGCAACTTGTTGTGAGGCTCTTTTAGTTTCTTTGGATAACCCTTGCACATTTTTATTTATTTTGAGTAGTGGGCTACTCATTTGGTCACGTAGAGAAAGGACAACACCTATGGTTTTTGAAGCCATATATTACCTCCTTTCTTTAAGGATTAAAAGGGAAGGTTATTTTTTACCTTCCCCAAATATAGATTTTAACTTCATTTCATCATATTTAACTCTAAGTTCACGGTTAAATATCATACTATCTATATAAAATTGTTTTTCTAAGGAATCTAAATTGAGGTAATAATCTAAAGGTTGAGAACTTCTATCTAAGTAATAACTAATCCAATAGAGTTCCCCACCCTCGCCGTTATCACCTCTTATGAGTTTTTTATTGTCTTTTTAACGTCTGCATTAGCATCTTCAAAAGCTTCATTAACTTGTTGTGCTAATTGTATAGTTCCATCAATCCCGAACACCTTAACAGGAATGTCGAAAGGTTCTCCACATTCTAGTTCTTTCATAAGTTCATCACTATGTAAAATCTCGCAACTATTATACACTAATTCTTTAGATGCATTTAACATTTGTCCATAGTCCAATTTATCTATGCTTTCATCTTTAGACATTTTTACACTATTAGCTAATGTGTTCTTAAACTCTAGTAAATCGGAATCGGAAGGTCTTTTAAACGTTAATGCTCCGAACCCTTCAACTTCTATATCTACTACTTTTTTTCTTTTGTTATATCTATCTGTAGCCTTTTTTATAAAATCCTCTAATGTTATCTTTTTATCTTTACCCATAATTATTTTATCCCCCTTAAATTAATTCTAAATATTCAAATGAACTTGCTGTAAATGGCAATTCTTCTTCTACTATTGCACCAGCCTCCAATTTAGCAAGTTGAAGTTCTGTAAATGTAATATCTTCTAACTTTAATCGTTCTACAGCACTACCATTCATTTTGCCAGTTGCAATTACTATGTTTATGTCTGGCATATTTAGCGTTCTAAACCCTTCCGCTAATAACCTTTGTGCTCTAGAATCTGTTTTCTTAATTGTTATAGTACCTTCTATATTGTTTCCTGTTATTTTTACGTATTTGTTTGGATCCCCAACGAACCTTACGTCCTCTGTTTCCAAAGAACATTTAGCTTCTATGCTTGTTAGGTTGGCCCATAATTCTGTATTAACCCAAATACGTCCTTTATCTCCTGTTATAACCTCATTACCTTTATTCACTATAATACCCCCTATTCCAATGTTATTGGGAAATCAACATCTGTCATAGATGTCAATACTTTTACGTTCCCTGCCAAAAATAATTTTCTTTTAAATGTATTTTTTTTCACTGTCGCATCATCCCAATCCTTTGCCTCTGTTTTCCCGTCTTTTACCCATGCTTGTCTTTGTGCTTCTATATTTATATAGCTTGTATTTTCAAATCCATCATCTAGCACATCTCTATCTGCCAAACCTGTAAAATAAGTATTCACAGCTCCTACAAAAAGCATTTGGTTGTCTGATTTATTTTTATATTTACCTAGATAACTGTTTTTAAATATGCTTCTTATGTCATCTGTAATAAGGTCTTTAGCTTCTATAACTTCAATTAAACTAAAATCTTCTGTTTTATCCTTAGAAAATGTAGTTAAACTATTAACTCCTAAACCTATTTTTACTATATTTTCATCATTTATTAATATTAATTTACCCAACTGTATTTCTGCATTGATATTGTCTGGCTCTGTAACGTATTTTAAATTTTCCATAGCCATATATGTAGTTCCAATATCTGTACCAGCGGAAGCAATGTAACCTAATAAAGTAGGTAAAAATTCATACCCGTCTTTTTGTCCTCTAGCATTATCTTTGAAGGTTACTTTTGTATTTTCTAACACCACAATTCCTTCATGATCCGGTGGTGTAGTTGGGTCATATACTATGCTTTTGAAAGTCTTTTTACCTGTATCCCTTCTGGTTTTTGTCCAACTAGCTAAAGTATCATAATCGGCCTTAGCATCACTCACTAAACTTATCCACCCAGTTGAATATAAATTTTTAACTATGTCTAAAGCATCTGTAACACCTTTTTCTGCATCTACCCTTACAACTACAACCTTGCTTGGCTTTCCTAGTAAAGTATCTTTTATATATTGTAAATTATTTGCAGTGTACTTGGCTTCGTCTAGTTCTAGGTCTGTTTCTGTTTTATACTCTGCTGTATTAAAATTTTTATCTGTATCGTCCTTTAAAATCAAAATAGCAACTCCACCCCTTTGGGTAAAAGTTGCTGCTCTTTGTTTAAATAAAATATTTATATCTGGCAATGTATTAGCCATATATTTACCACCTTTCCATTTCTAATTCTTCCAAAGGTTCACCGGTCTGCTCCATTTCACTTAGACTATATAAGTCACTTAATGTTGTTATTAACAAACCTTCTTCACCCCTAGAATCAAATTCACATTCAAAAACAGATATATAATAGTCATCACTAACCTTAATACCTGTTTGAAATATTAAACTCAATAAATCTTGTATTTCTAGTAGTTCAATTTTGTTGGCCTCTCGATTTTTTGCAAAATAAAAAAGCCTAACATCAAAATTCCGTTGTTCGGCTTTTCCATTTAATAAACTTGTTTTATTTTCTTGAAAATCCACATAAAAGGAAGGTCTTGTAATCTTTTCTCTTACATCTGTAGATGAAAATTGAATATCTTTATAATTTGTATCCTTTAGGCCTTCTTTAACCTGTTGTACTATGGCTTTATTTATTTCTTTTAATGTTACAATCTATAATCCCTCCAAATAAAAAAAGAACATGCAATACATGTCCTTAATCTCTATATTTTATTACTTCTTTTCTTAAAGTTTTTACAAATCCTTGTGTTATTACCGAGCCTATACCTTCCAATGCATTCATTTCCAGTATAATGTCATTTGTAAATCCTTCTTCCTCTGTTGTTATTATTAAAAAGCATCTTTCTTTTTTTCTTGTCTTCTTCACTCCCAATGCAAATATGCCAAAAGCTAAGAGCCTCGTTAGTGTTACATCTTTTGTTATTTCTTCTTCGGTCTTAAATTGTACATCTTTTATATCTTTTAAATCTAACTCATATCTTTTTTTCCAAAATTGCTTTAACACTAGCTTATTTTTTCCTATTTGTACAGCCATATTGCCCTTTGTACCAAAATTAGCATACCCACCTTGATAATATCCTTCTACTTTTGTTATATCCTTTCTTACTTCAAACATTCCATCTAACAACCCCATGTCATCACCTCAAGAAAATAATACCATATCTAGTCAAAAACTTCATCTAAAAATTCGTCTATATCTGTGTAATATTCACTATTAAATGATTGTGCAGATTCCTCTATAAAATGGAATCCCGGAATGAATTTTTCGTCCCCATTTCTAGCTTTATGCATCCAACCATCATTAAGTAAATGAGCATGAGGACTAGAGTTGTATGCCCTTATAGCTAGTTCCTTACCTTTATACTTATATAGCTTACCTGCTTTAAAGCCTTTTTTTAAATTTCCTGTTTCTTCTCCTATTCCTTTAGAAACAAAAGTAGCTTTATTTTTTTTATTCAACTTTCTAGCTTCTTTTCTTAAAAAAGCTTTTGATTTTTTAGGGAAGTCTTTTTTAGCTGTATTTAATAAATCTTTACCAAACTTATCTAATTGTGTAGTATCAAACCCATTAGCCATATTACATCACCGGATAATTGTATTTTTCTAAGAGTACCTTTCTTATGCCTTGCATTTTTTCAAAACATTCAGCTTTAACTTTATGTAATTGATCTATTAAATCATTTGCTTCTTCTAGTTGCCTTTTTATCCCCTCATGTTCTTCTTTCAACTCATTATATTTTTGCACTAATTGTTCTTTCTCCCATTCTCTTAATTCAAATTCCCCCATTTAGCACCTCTATTCATAAATTATTTTTGTCATAAACTCTATAAATTTATTTTTCTTAAAATCTCTTTGAAAATACTGTACCTCGTACTTATTTCCTTCTTTATCTTTAAAAGACATATCTTTGCTTGGTTTTTTTATGCTTAACTTTCTACATCTTATTTTATGGGTTACACTGGAATACTCTATTTCTGTATTGGATATAGTGCTAACACTTCCACCTATCGGAATAACTTCACACCATATATCTTTTATTTTCCCTTCTCTTGTATCATTTTCACCTAATTCATTTTTAAAAGGTACCATACCCCACAATTCAAGCAGGGTATTTAATTTTAAACCTTCCACATTATCAACTCCTATATATTACAATTGTAATTGCAATATAATACTTTTTAATGTATAAGCAACTTTTTCATTACTCCTATCTATTGTATATTGTCTGTTTTCATATAAAGTAGAAACAATATTAAATAACAATAGCTTATATCTAGCACTTGTTTCATCATATTTACCAACTGCATCTACTATATACTCTTTAGCAACATCAATTAGTAGCGTTATATAAGTATCATCTTCACTAAAATCAACTCTTAAGAACTTTTTTACTTGCTCTAAATCCATATATTATCCCTCCTTAAATTTTAAAGGAGTGTAAAAACTCTTAGTTAAGCACCAGTTACAGTAGTATCAATAGTACCGGCTATATAGCACTTATCGGATTTATCCACTTGAATTACATCAATAAATTCTATAAGCCTTGCAATAGTAGTATTACTCATAAATCCAGCTGCACTTGAAGTATCAAAGCTAATTAATCCATTATAATCAACAAATTTAATAGCTTCTGATAAATTACCATAGAAAATTGGTGCTTTAGTTCCTGTGTTTGGCAACAACGCATCAGAATAAACCATAACTGTATATCCTTTAAATTTCTTTTGTGTTGGATTAGCAATATCATCAGATAAAATTGGCCTACCTTGTTTATCTACTTCTCCATCTAAATAATCAAATCCAGTTTGATTAGTCACAATTACAGTACCAAATAAAACTGCTGGATCTAAGTCTGTATTTAAGGATTTCTTTAAGTCTTGCCAACCTTTTAATTCTTTTACTGTTTTATTCTCTTTTAATTTAGTAATAATTATCTTGTTTTCTGTTATAACTGCTTTTTTAGCAAAAACTTCAACTACATAAGATATTAAAGCATTATCTGTCATTTTTAATAAAGTATTAGATAGCTTAATGAATGCTGCCTTTTCCTTTAAAGCATAAGATACATTTTTAAATTTAATATCATCACTATCGTCTCCATCTGTACCATCTGTAAAATCAATAAGTTCTGACACTGTTTCAAAATCTTCTACCGGGAATGATCCTGTTAATGCACCAGCAGGCATATATCCTACTGCATCTCTTAAACTTCTGTATTCTCTTATCTTTTTGTGAATTAAAGTTGAAACATCTGTTGGTAGTAGATAGCCTTCCCCATTTCCTGCGCTAGTCTGTGGAGTTTGAACTAATAAAGCATTTTCAGCTTCTGTTAGACTTCTTCCAGTAACCTTTTTTATCATAGCCCTTATGCAATTGGCATTCTCTTTAGCTTTATGTTTTGGCATTTCATTATTATTATCTTTTGGATCATTGTTAATATTATTTTCAGCTACAAGTACTTCTTCTTCTTCCTTCTCTAAAGCTTCTTGAATTCCAATAGCATTTTTTAAGTCTTTAATTTCTCCCATTTTATCTTGTGCATCTTTAACCTTATTTTCATCTAATAAAGTTTGTGCTTCATTTTTTAAACCTTCTAATTTATTTCTCATTTCTAAAGATTTTTTCATTTAATACACTTCCTTCTTAATTTTTTACATAAAAAAACTACATACTAAGTAACTCTAACTCAGTTTGTAGTTTATTTTTTAATTCATCATGTTCATTATTTTTTATTATTTTATTTTTTAATAATTTATTAGGAGTATTCTTATATTTATCATAAAATTGACTTGTGCTAGCTACCTTTTCCGAACTTTCTTCAACTTCAAAATTAAAATAATCTGTTACTGTTTCACCAGTAAACCATGTTTCAGCATTAATTAAATTGTTTATTTCTTCTTCTGTAATACCTTCTTTTACATTCTCCATATAAATATTTCTAATTGAATCCTGACATATGTCTAATGTATCAGCTTCTTTTCTTAATTCATCAGCATTAAGTGAAGTCCAAAAGTAACTAGCTGTTGGTTTATGAATCATAAACTGTGCGCTTTTAGGTATAATAACTTTATCACCAGCACATGAAATTACACTAGTAATACTAGCTGCTATTCCATCAATATGAACAGTTTTAAAACCATTATGTCTTTTTAATTGATGATAGATAGCAATTCCAGCAAATACAGACCCACCACCACTATTAATATAAATATCTAAATTATCAAAAGAATTTAATTCTTTTAAAAAATTAGCTACATCTTGTGGGCAAGTATCATCATCTGACCATTTTCCCCATTGATCACTTACTATATCTCCATATAAATATAACTCTCCATTTCCATTACTACTATTTTTTATTTCCATAAATCCAACATTTTTTAATTTATTAGATTTTTTATCAAAAACAGTACAATTAATCTTTCTCAATATTCTCACCCCCTTTTCTATACTGCTTTCCTAAATCTTCTAATGGTATGCTTGCACCATTCCCTATTATTAATTTATCAGTGCCTTCAATGTAAGGTAAATTCTCTTTTTCTCTAACTTCTGCTATTGTCATATATCCTGTATTAATTCCAGCTTGATATGAAGTTGTTCTACTCGTTAAATCGCTTCTTAAAATACTATCAACATTGAATTGCCAGTAGTATCCTTTTTTTTCTTGTTCATCTGTAGTTAGTAGTTTATAATCCATTTCTTGCTCATAAGTAGTTAAAGAATTTTGTAAGGTATCACTATAAAAAGCTTTATTTTGTTGTTCGATATTGTTATAAGTACTTTTTTCCATATCGTTAAGTTGAAAGCCTTTTACACCAAAAGCATTAGCAATATGTCTTGTAGTAAGACCTTGTAATTGAAAAAATTGACTGTTTACAAGTTTAGTTTCTAATTGTTCTACCTTGAAATCTGTTGGGATTGGTACAACCTTACCAGCATTTTTAGCACCACCCATATCAGCAAATTTTTTCTTTATTTTTTGTTGTTTAGCATCATTCAAATCACCTATATATTGAACGATAATAGGATCTTGAAGTCCATTTTTATATTTGTCTTTTAATAATTTAGCTGAATACTGTTCATTTTCTACTGTATCAGCTATATATTTCTTAATGCTAGTACCTTTTAATCCATTCATACTAAAATTCTTAAAGTGTACTATTTCATCACTTGTATAAATAATTTGACCTTGTTTTTCATCTTCATAAATATAATAAACTGCATTTTTATTATTCAAGATTCCAGTATTATCAACTATAATAGTCACTTTTCTAGTATCTAATAAATATAAAGCTTGTATCTTCCCTCGAATATTCGCATCCATAACCCAAAAAGCGTTGCCATATTCTAGTCTATTAAATTCTGTAGCCCAAATGAAATCATGTGAATTAGTAAAAGGATTTGGCCTTTTCTTTAAAAGTTTATATAAATTATGTTCTTTTGCTTTTATTGATCCTTTTTCAGTTTCTCGCATAAGTTTCAATGGTAATTTAGCTATAGCATTGCATCTTATTTGCATACATGAATAATAACTTGTACTCGTAAGTTTACTATTTGCAATTTCTTCAATATTGCTGTTAAAAAACTCCCTTAGTTCCTCTAAAGTAGGATTAGTACCTATTGTCTCAACTTCATTTTTGAATATTTTTTTAACTTTATTGATTATTCTCATTTTTCACCTCCTTACCATTCATCACTATCAAGCCATTCATCAACATCAGCAGTGTCTACAAATTCATGATATAATGCTAACTTAAAAGCGCATAACATAGCATCAACTGGATCTATTCTTTTTGTAGTTGCATCTTTATCAATTTTAATTAATCCATTGTTAGTTTTTATTACTGCATTACTCATAGCATAGTTTAGTACTGGATTATTAGTATAAATAACATTTTTGCAGTAAACTTGTTCTCTAAAACCTGCAGTACTTTCATTTAAAGATTTATGCGATTGAAAAACTTCTTCAACCGGATACCCTTCATTTGACAAATCTATCATAATTTTACTAGCGTTTGCTGGATCAAAACACAAAGTATCTATTTTCCACCTGTTTTTTTTACAAGTTTCTAAAACATAGTCTATTACTTGTTGTTGGTCAACAATTTCAGTATTAGTAACAGTTAAATATCCTAATCGTTCCCAAGCATCGTATGGTACTTTATCTTTAAGTATTCTTTCTTTTAATTTTTCTCTGTTAGGAATAAATGAATGTGAAAAACATACATATTTAACTATCCTTTTTCCTGTTTTATCTACTTCATCACTTAAAATAGGTATAATAAAAGCCACCGAAGTTAAATCTATCTTCGCTGACATATCAAATCCAACATATACTATTCTATTTTTTAAGTCATATGGTATCTCTTTAACCTCACATTTTTTCCATTTTGACATATCCATATAACCATTTTCTTTATCTTGTACCCAAATATTCAAACATTTAGTTAGAAACGCTGTCATTTTTTCAGGTATACTTACTGCTATTCTAAATTGATCTTTTATTTTTTTCCATCCATCTTCATATGTCATACGAATTGGATTAGCTTTAATCCAAAGTCTTTCATTATTTATATTAGTAATTTCTTTATAATCTTTTTTATCTAGTTCACATATATCAACTAAATATTCATCATTTACTACTTCTTCAACATTAGGATCAAGTATATTGCTACAATATTTATATTCTTGAGTGAAGCATGGATAAGTTAAATCTTTACCTGCTGTCGTAATAATCATAAGTAATGGCTCTTTAGTGTTTGCACCTAAGAATAAATCATAAAATTCAGTTGTTTTATGTTGATGGTATTCATCTAATATCAATCCTGCTGGATTAGTACCATCACCTTTTTGTCCATCTTCTTTACATAGTGCCTTAATAAAACTTCCCGTTTTATTATGTTCTATTAAATCTCTGGTAATTTTAAATTTACCTCTTAAGGGTGAACCTTTTAGCATTAGTTTTGCTTCATTTACAATTATTTTCGATTGTTCTCTTTTGGTGCCTGCTGTGTAATACTCATAGACTTCTCTATTTTTAGTAGCTTGAGATGAGATTTCATAAAGAGCTATCCCAGCTTCCATTTGAGATTTAGCATTTTTTCTAGCAACCTCAATAAATGAGTTTTTGAAACGTTTCTTTTCAGTTTTCTTATTTCTCCAACCATATAGCTGACATACATTAAATTTTTGCCACGTATTTAATACGATTGGCTCCCCAGCTAAAACACCCTTGCTATGCCTTAAATAGCTAAACCATTTAACAATTTTTTTAGCTTCTTCTTCATTCCAATAATAATTAAATGGCTCTTTTAAAATATTTAGTTTAGAATTTTCTATATCTTTTAAAAATCTTTCACATGCCCACTTATGCTTTTGACATGAAATATAATCTTCATAATGACTTACCCTAACATCATTAATACATTTATGTGCATAATCTACTAATTCTTCTAATATGGTCATTAAATATCCCCGAATTCATCTATTATATCTTCTTGTTGTTTAGTAGTCTTAGCTGTCGCACATTTCAATCTGCTGTCAATAGTCATTCCGCATAGTGAAGCAAATTTCCTCATTTCTTCCGCATAATTTTTCTGAACTTTAATTAATGGATTTTCCACTGTTATATGTCCATTCTTTGTTATTTTCCTTAAAACTAATGATTTACCTTTTAGTCCTCCTGTTGCTTTTAAGTACATTGAATATGAATTACAGTATGCACCTAAATTATTTACATCTAAGTTACCAATTATATTAACCTTCTCATTTTCTTTAACTATCCGTTTAAATTCTCCTATTGCAATGTCATCTATAAGCCAAGAAGGTGGATTTTCTAATTGGTCTTTTCCTAATGTTAAAATTTCTTCTTCTTGTTCTTTTTGAATTTTTTCTTCATTTGTTAAATGTTTTTTTTGCATTTCTAATGTTACTCTTGCCTTTGACATATATTATTTTTCACCTTCTTTCTTTTTTAAAATTTACCTTTCTAATTTTTTATTGGGAAATTTGCGAAAGAAACATTAGGGATGCGGTCTAGAAGAGATCTCTTAAAACATTTTTCTACACCCCCTATAGCTCTATAATAAATAAAAAATATTTATTATATTAATTTATTATTTCTTTCTCAAATTTCTCTATAAGACTATAGAGTTCTTTAATAACTTCATGTTCTTCTCCATGATCCATTCTATAATGTAGCTTCTTATGATTGCTTTCAGTAAGATATATAAGATTATTAATATCTAATCTCTTATTCCAATTCTTTTTTATTGGTTCTATATGATGAACTGTTTGTCCGTATTCAATTATGCCTAGTACATAATAACTATATATATCTAACCCTTCGTACTTATCCTTTGCCTTATCTCTCATTATGTTCCATTCTTCACTAGAATAGAATTGTTTTTCTTTAGTATCTTTCTTATACTTATCTTCTTCTTTGTATCTCTTATCTTTACATGAACACACAGTTCCCGAAGGTATTCTTTTATTGCATCTGCTACACCTTTTATAAATAGGTATTTATTCTTCCAACCCTTCCATCATCTTAACTTTTAATTCTACTTCTTTTTCTTTCATCTTAGTAACCTTCTTATCATTAGCAGCTCTGTGTGGGTCTTCTTTCCATTTAGCTTTCTCTTTATTATTCAGCCAATACTTTTCTGCATTTAACTCAGGGCCTTTATATTTTTTAACTTTACTAATAATGACATCTTCATTTGTTATTATTTGTCCATCAACTACATCTTCTGTTTTAACTTTTGTTACTACTTCTTCATAGTAATGATATCCAATACAACATTTATACAATGCCTTTTCAACTTCCTGGTTCTTCTTATCTTTTGCCGTAGCAATTCGGCTCTTAAGTGCTACGTTATTGCTCTTGTATTTCCTAAAAGTGGAATATGCAATTCCTAACTTTTCAGCTATTTCCTTATCAGTGTTATTCTGTTCAACCCATTGCTCTATCTCATCTAGATGCTTTTCAATTATGTCTTCAAAGCTATCACTTCTCGCCAACTTTTTCACCTCATTATCGTAGCACTTACTTTGTAAAGTGCTACGCTATTTTTTTATATTTCCTAACTTTTTAAATTTAGTATAAAAATATAAAATAACATTTATTAATAAAACCCTTTGAAAGTATTGATATATAAAGCTTTTGTACATATAACTTAAATCTGTCTGAATGTTTAATTATATATGTGAATAGCACATTCATTCTAAAAATTAACTTCTAATATATACACTTAATTTTATACCTTCAATACTTACTATATAATTTTTTAAACATTGACTAATAAAAAAAATAAAATATCATCTAATATATTCCTCTAATGATTTTGAATACTGATGATATTTTTCTTTATCTAATCCTATATACTTTTTAGTTTCTTCTATACTTCTATGGCCTAATAACTCTTTAACTGCAACTATATTTTTATCACTTTCCATGTATATTTTATATGCATACGTCTTCCTCATACTATGTGCAGTTATATCATGTAGGCCAAAATATTCTCCTGCATCTTTTAATATATTGCTTATCGCTTGTACTCCTATATGCTGATTAATACCTTTCCTGGATTGGAATACATATTCATAGTCCTTTTTATTTTTAATCCAATCTTTTAATATTTTAGCTAGCTTAGGAAGTACTTCAACCGATCTCGGTTTTTTATTTCTGTCTTTTATGTTTTTACAATTCATTTTCTTTCCTTCATAAATTGTAAATTCATTTCTCTTTAAAGCTTCTTTAATATCTCTAACCTTTAATTTAACTAAGTCACCTGCTCTATACCCTGTTGTAATTCCTAGTATAAATAATACATAATCTCTTTCATTTTTGTATCTGAGATAGTCTTGTATATCTAATACTTTAGTTGTACTAGTAATTGGTTTAGCAGGCCTTTTTATCCCCAACTATCTCACCTGCCTTAATACACCTTTAATTCTTTTATAACTTCGTTCACTCATGCACTCTTTAAGAATATCACTTACTTTCTCTTTCTTAACTTTTCTACTAGAACAGTAAGGACATACTAAGTATCCTTTTGTATTTTGTAATTCTTCTGTTAATAAAACAAATTCTTTCTTACAATAAATACATATATAACTTGTATACATACTTAGCATATCCTCACATCCTTTTGATATAATCTCCTGTACTTTTACAGGTATGTAAAAAGCACCTGGATTACAGATTAAAAGTCTGTTCCAAGTGCCCTTTAGTACATACACAATATGTTTATTTTTTTATTTTCGCAGTTGCCTTACTGTACGATAAGTTCCCTGCGTGGGCTTTTAACCCTTATATCATATGATATATTACTTTTCCCTTTGTTGCATTAATTTTTTCTTTAATTTTTCTTGATTTTTTCTAACTTTTTATTTATTAAATATAATTTAAAGCTGCCATAAATTTTTTTAAAGTCCTATTCCTATAGTAATAAAACTTATTTTTATCTAAATTTAAGCTCACTTGTATTTCTTCTCTTGTCATAATATCTCTAAAATACCACTCTTCAATTATTTTTTTACTTTTAGGATCTAACTGTCCTAATACTTTAGTTATTACATCAACTTTCCAACTCTTTTCCATGTCCCTTAACATATCTTCTTCTACAGTACTTGTATGAGAGTATCCATTCTGCTTTATTTGTCCCCACCTATTTGGAGAACCTAGACCTGGAGTTTCTATGGCCAACAACCAATATGGATAATTTCTTAAATCATTCTCTACACTTTTTTTATATCTCTCATAAATTTTTTTATTCATCATCGCTCTTTGTTGCTCCTTTCTTTATGCCACAAACATCATTCTCACCACAATATTCACAATTAAATTTGCACATTGAATTTTCTTCTTTATCTATCTTTTTAAATGCCACTAACCATATAAAAGTTAATATTGCAATAGCTCCTAATATTTTATTTAACACAATACTCCCTCCTAGAACTGTCCTCTTTTCCTCCCCTTTGATTTCTCAATACTCTTAACCCTTAGGTCTGTAATATCTGCATATAATAATCTTTTCCTATATTCTTTTTGCCTTAATCTTAAATTTGCATAATCCATGAATCTTTTTTTATTTTTCTCCATGATTACCACCTCTTACTTTTCTTTTTATCCTGCCTAGCTTCATCCTTTTATTATATAAGCTGTTTCTATTCTTAACTCTTTTTTTATATCTTTTTAAAGGCTTGTCTTTTTCTTTTAAATTCTTTTTAACATTCTCTAATGCTCTATCTAATATTTCATCTATCCAACTCAAGCTATCACCTGCCTAATTCCACATATAGGAATAGGTATATATCTATTTCCCTCAATTATGTTGCAAGTGTATCCATTATTATAAATGTGGACTACTTTTCCCTGTATAATTTCATCTTTATATTCTGTTTCAACTATATTACCTAGCTTTAAAGTTTTTTTAAAATCTTGATTTATACTATTTACATTTATTTTTTTATACTTTTCTAGCTCTACTATCTTTATGTTGTCATATTCCAATATCCAACCATTTTCTATTACACTTATTACTTTATTGCCTTGATTAAAAATTATATTTTCGTCTCCTGGTCTTTTTAGAGCCTGTCCTTTTATTTTCTTTATTTTTTCTTTCTGTATATTATTTATTTTTAAATCTTCTCTGAAATAAATAATCTTATCCCAAGGCAGAACACTTGATTTCTTATTAATTACAAATTCTTCTTCACCTTTTTTATTTACATAAATTGTTTCAAATCTATCTTTATATTTAATTTCAATCCCTAAAGCTCCACCAACATATCCTATTATTCTATTTAAATTCTCATATGTCTTATACTTTGCTATTATTTTTGTTTGGTCTATATTGTCTATTTTTATTTCTTTATTTTCTAATTTTATAACTGGTTTATCATTACCCTTTTTAATTGTCTTATCTATTTCCCAAATACTTACCTGTCCATCGATCAAGACATTTTCTTGTTTTTTAGCCACTTATAACACCCTTTCCATGTTATACAGTTATAATACACTAGTACAGTTAAGGTGCAAGAATATACACTTCAATCCTTACACCTATTTAGTTTTAATTGATATTATTATTTTCCACTTATCTTTTGCATATAATTATAAACATTTTTAATTATTATATTTACTGATCCATCCCCTACTCTTTTTACCTCAAACCTTGAATCATCATGATAGGATTCTTTATCTATATACAAATCTATGTCTCTATCTATCTTTAATCTTATTCTTTTAAATTTCTTATCTACCCATTCTTTGTCTACATCTATTTTTTCTTTTATACCCTGTTCTGCAATAAATCCTTCGTAATTTAGTTTAACATCTGAATTTTCGCCAAATATATCATTAGAAACTTCTTCTATGTCTATAGTATCTTTTTCTTTTAATAGTTTTCCTACTGTTCTTATTATTTTTTCTGATGTTGCTGCATCTTCATTCAAATTGATTTTAGACCATTTTTCCGTAGCTTGTACAAATGCTTTTGTAGAATCCCTTTCATTTTCTATTATGCTGCACCCTATATATTTATTTATAAAATAATTTGATCCATATTCCTCGCTAGTTTTATTTTTTTTCTGCTTATCTATAACCATCAAATTAAATTCTTGATCTTCTCTTATAGGTTTTATAAATGCACACTTTTCTATCTTTTGAGCACTGGCAGGTAATCCCGTAAACTCTGGCACTATATCTATACCTACTTTATCCTCTATCATATCCACTACATGAATATAATTTTTAACATAATCCATTTTTAATATGGCTAACATTGGGCCATATTCTGTTGATATAGAAACTATCATTAAATCGCAAGAAGATATATTATCATTGCCTTTCATCAATATAAAAAGTTGTTTAGCCAATTCCTTAGAAACATCTAATAAATCGTTATGGCCATTTAAATATTCTTGTGAAACTTCTTTTACTACATTTTTCTCTTCATTGAATTTTGCATACCTTAGACATTCATCTTTTAGGCATTTATCTACATGTTTTAATATATATTTATAACACTCATCATCCAATCTTAATTTATATTCATTTAATACTGGCTCCTCACTATTGTTGTCCAATATATGAACTACTGCCTCATTTATATTAACTTCTTTTATATATTCCATATTTAAGCTCCCTTCATATAATTTTGCTTGAATTATGACTTAATATTTAAACTCCCAATATTTAGGTTTGGTTAATTCATTAGCTTGTATATAATCTTTTATACGTTCTTTTATTTCTTCTAAAGTTAAAAATTCATTATATATTTTAAATTGTCCTATTTCTATGTTTGCATTATATAAAGTTACTTTTATTGCTCTGGTTGGTACTTGTACATATCTATTTTCATGTGCGCATTTAATTTCTTCTAATTTATCAATTATTACAGCTACTTCAAAAGTTATATCTTTATTATAGAAAAACATAATTATTATCCTTTCAACATTTGTATTAAAACCTAACTAAATTTCCTTTCCTAAACTTCCCCATGAACAGCCTAATGAATTATCACAATATCCTGTGAAATTGCATTTTTCAATATTATGCAAAAATTTATTATAATTTATGCTATCTTTATTTTTACATTTATCAGTTGCCCATATACAATCATAGCAACTCCATTTTTCTTTTAAAATAATAATCACTTCTTTCGTATTTTTTTTGTAATGCGAATTATTATTTACCTTTACAATATTTTTCTCCTAATAAATCAAACTCTTTTTTACTAATTTCTCTTACCTCTGCTTTGAAATAATTTTGTGCCTGTTCTAAAGTGCCATATCCTTCTTTCCAATCTAAACAAGCCACTAATCTTGATTGAGGTAAATCATAATACTTTTTCATTTGCTAACCTCCTATATTTGAATTGTGACTATTCTTCTCTATCGCTTAAACACTCTTCGCAAAACCCAAGATGCTCAAGATAACATTCCTTACAAAGTGTTCTCTCGCATATATCACAACTAAATTGGTCATATACTGCTAATGTATTATCAATTTCTTTTCCACAATCCCAACAAATCATCTTTATACCTCCAACTTTTGAATTATGAACTATAAATCATCTTCGCTAAACTCATATTCACATTCTTTACATATTAATATTTCATTTCCCATATAATCAAAATCTTCTTTGTAATGACAACTCCCACAATTAGGACATATAATTTCATCATCTGGAAACAAAGGTTTTAATTCTAATCCCATCAATTCATTTAGAGTGCCTTTTTCTATCATTACTCTTAAGTTTTTATTATAAGTTTCTTTTGGTTCATACTCTTCCAATACTCCTATTACATCTATTGGTACTGGTATGTCATATCCTTTTTCTGCATACCCCTTAATCTCTTCTTCATTAAATCTATGTGCTAATCTTATATCACTTGTATAACCACTTTTACTTTCTCTTTCACCCCACCATAAGCACCAATTATCTCCATAAATGCTGTTGTGCCTATTGCATAAAAGCAAACATTTTTTACTCATTCCACTGTCTCTCCTTCCCCTTGGTAATTTCTCTGTATTCCGTCTTATGCTCTTTCTTTAATAATTGTAGATTCATATATTTTATTACATTTATCATAATGGTTTTTTTTAAGTTTGCAACCATTTTTCCATTTATCACAAGTCACACATAAATACTCATTAGGATATTTTCCATGTGCATATTCGCTAATATCTCTAATGGCATCTTCATTATTTAGGATTAATTGCACTATCTCCTTTATGTCACTCATGTTAAAAGCACTTTGTTCCTTATTAATCAACTCTGTGATTTCATCTTTTTCTCTTTCCAATAATATTTTATTTCTAATTTCTTGAGGTAATTTAGTATTATCTACAATCCACTTTATCTCATTATCATTTAATTTCATAAAAATCATCCTTTCCATTTATTAATGAACAATAATTTCATATTCCGACTATTAAATATCTACATCAAAGTGGTCGTCTATATCATCTTCACATTCAACATCAATTATTATTGGTGTTTCATTATATAAAATATTTGCTATTAATAATTCTACCTTTGACATATTTCCAAGCTTTAATGTTTTATTTAAATTCTTTTCTCCCACGTAAACATTACTTAACCAACCTTTTTTATAGTCTTCTTCATCTTCATTATAAGCTTTTCTATGAATAGTAAACTCAATATAGTCTTCTTCATTTCTATATGAATATTTACTAGGTTTTTCTTTTGCCATTTTAAATGTTAACCACCTATATTCTTCATCTTCATTAACATCTATCCAAAAATTCTCTAATTGATATTTTTCTGCTTCATCTGTACTTTCACACATATAATCTCTGTATTCTTCAAATATTTCTGATAGTTTAATATTTTCTCTCTTTACTACTAAGAGTTCATTAAATGTCTTTTGAATTTTATCTGCGATATCATTTCTACATACATCTTCTGTAATTTGCTTAATCTTCTCAGCAATAAATCCGTTATATCCTGTAAATCCAATATCTTTAACAACCTCAGAAACTTGTTTCTCTACCTTATCTTCTATTTGGCATCTTAATCTATAACTCTCTAATGCTCCTTCAATTCCATTAGTTATAGCTTTTTCTATATTCTCTTCTAATAATTTCTCGATTTGCTTATTTTCTTCTATTTCCTTTAGTTTGTTATTAACAATAGTATTTATATCTATATTCATAATTTTTACCTCACTTTTATTTATTTTTAACCAATCCTAGTGGTACTCATTGTACACTTGAAAAAATATTCTTTTTTTAAATTTCCAACCTCTATTAACTAATTTCTTATTATGTTTATTAATTTCTTCTTCTAAATCTATATCCTTGTTTTTTACTTGTGTGTCTAACATTCCAATACACACTTGCATTATGTCCAATATTTCCTCTGTAGTGTTTTCTTTATCATTTGCTATAATTGCTTCCTTAACTTCTTTAAATTCTTCTTGTAACTTTAACAGTTCCTGTGGAAGTGTTTCATTTTTATCTAAAACCATTAAATGCATCTTGGCTCTCCTTATTTTCTTTTATGATATATCTAAACTTATTCATTCTAATTGGTAGTGTTATATAAGTTATGTCCTGACTTTTAAATGCTAAAGGTGTTACAGGACTTTCAGCATAGATTTCATAATGTTCAATATTTATATTTTTTAATAGCTCCTTATTTACAAATATAAGTTCATCATTTGCCTTAAATATTTGCATTTTATCGCTCTTTTCATATACAAAAGGTAACATTGTAGCCTTTGTTTTATTAGCCATATCAAAGTGCTTTAATGCATTTAAACTGTCCCACTTTTTTAATTCTCCATTTTTAACACAAAATCCACTTTTTAAACTTTGGAAGGTTTGCTTTTTTATTACTTTCTTGTAACTACTAAATTTATTTGATATCTTGAATCCTGTGTAACCATCTATTACTATGAAAAACTCTTTATATGGATTAAATACAAAGGTGTTCTTTAAAGCATTTTTAACCCATCTTTCAAATAGTTTTATATCTGTCATTTATTTAACCTCCTCAATCATTTTTTGACCTACATTACTTAACATTTTTCTAATTGATGATGGTAACTGTTTTTCTTCTTTCTTTCTTATTACAGTAGCCTTATAACTTCTCATAAAATTAGAACCGATTACCTTTTCTATACCATCTACAGTTTCCTGGCTCCAATTATGCAATATATTATGACTACCTATCGCCTGTTGTATCTTTTCAGGCAACTTATTAAATTCTTCTTCAGCATTATAAGCAGAATTTTTAATAGCCTTCCGTACTAGTCCCCACGCTTCAATCTCTGTCATTTCTGATTTTCCACCACTAGTTATATAATTTATAGATTCTATTACTTCAGCCACACTTGGAGGAAACTTATTAGTTGCTATAACCTTCTTAATTGCAACTTGAACTAAATTATATTCATAGTCTTGTAACATATCATTCCATAAAGTCACCATCATTTTAGCATCACTAGCTTTTAAGTCCTTGGCCCATTGTGGGTATGCCGCTTTTATAATGCTTAATATTTTTATAGTTTCTTCTAGTGTCATTTACACACCCCCATTTAACATATCTAAAAATACGTTGCTTGAATCTGCATTGCTTGAATTTTGTTTTATAAATTTACTTTCTTTTAATGGGAATACACCTTTCCAACTATTCATTATTGATTGTTCTAATATCTTAATTTTCATATCATCATCATTGGTAAGCTTGTCTAATTTATTAAGCATTAGGTTTAATGCATTATCTGTCATTTTAGATTTAATCATAGTTCTCATTTTTATAAACTCTAATATAGCGTTTTTAAGTTCCTCATTATCTGTGTAATCATTAATAATTTGGTCATAAGTTTTCTTAGTAACTTTTTTCTTTCTTCCTTTCTTTCCTTTTACCTCTATACTATCCTTACCTAACTCTATCTCTAACCTATCCTTACCTAACCTAACCTGGGTATCCATATTGGAACCATTTTGTATACAATTTGTATCCATTAGTAAATCATAGGTATTGTTATTTTCTTCAAGCATTGATTTTTCTAGCTTATAAAATGTTGAATGATATCTATCTGTTTGAATGTAATTGTGTACTCTCCAATGTTTTATTACACAAACACCACTTTCAAAAGGTATTATAAATTGTTTAGTTATCAAAACTTTCATATCATCTTCGGAAGACCCTATCATGCGTTGTATTTTCTTTGGATTTCCAATAAATCCATCATCATCAGCCCTCATGCTAAGGTGAAAATACAATGCTTGTGTGCTTAGGGGCATATCTAAAAATAAATCTGTATCTATTATTGATAAACTGAACATTCTTTTATTTGCTATTGTAATTACCTCCTCTTTAAAAGCTTTTTTTCTGTCTTTTAAACTTTACAAATCCTCCAATTTCATTTAAAATTTAAGTAACATATTTTAATTAATTATTTAGCTTCTTGCAGGAAGCTATTTTTTTATTTCAAAGCAACACATCTAACCATTTCTTCATAAGATATTTCCTTTATGTTCTTTTCAAAAGTTTCATTAGCATATCCAATATCTTTAAATTTAATTATCATTTTCACACCTTCTTTCTATGCACATTTTTTAAATATATCTGCACTTCTTATTGCAATATCCAACACATAACTTAAGCTTGTACATTTTTTAAAACTAATCCTATTAAACTTAATATCATCCGTTACTATTTCCATTACTACTCCAAACTCTGCTTTTGTTAAATTGATTCCCCTTTCTTTTAATAACTTTCTTAGCATTTTAAATCTCCTTTACTACCTCAACATTTTTAAATATCCAATTTAGGGCAAATATTTTCAAATCATTATGATCTACAATGACCTCGTCTTCTGGCAAATCAACTTCTTCGAAAAATTCATAATTCTCTCCATCGAGTATTTTAATAGTTAAGTTAAATATTTCTTGATTGTATGAGAACCTAAAAATATCTATATCCACATAAAGCATTGTTCCTGTAGAAACATTTAAGTTTAAATCTGTTGTTTTTATTTTTTTACTCATCTTTAATCCTCCTAAAAACTAACTTGATTATTTAATGTTTGAATTTCATTTGCTAATGCTCTTGGCAACTTATATTCACTTATAATTTTCTTAGCTTCTTCTAAATCTTTTCTTTTTATTGCTGCACAACTTGTTACATCAAACTCTCTCCAAACTTGTCTATATAAATCGGAGTATACTTTTCTTTTTAATTCCTTATATGCTGGAGTTCCCTTACCACCTAAAAACTTTACTACTACCCTGTTAGCCACTCTACTTAATTCCTTACTATCTATAGTGAATAAAGGGAATTCCTCAAGTTTTTCTTTATTTTCTTCTGATGCATGCTTAGCTTCTAAAGCAGTGTAATTTACTTGATTAAGTTGTTGCTTTACATCTTTCATTTGTTGTAAATTTTCTATTAAAATATCCTCTATACTCATAGGTGGCAAATTCTTTTCTTTAACTCTAAAGTAAGTTTCCTCTAAGTTGTCGAACTGCTCCCACGCCTTGTCAGTATCAAGGATTTTGCAATGGCGATTCGCTCCTCGTTCTGTCCACAGCATTAAAGAGTTTAATTTTAACGAAGTATCTTTAAGATACTCTCTTTTAAATTGTTTAAGTTCTTCACCTTGTAATTTAAAATAATGTTTACCCTCTTGAAATTTATCTTGGTTTCTAGAGAATCCCTGTCTTATTCTAACTTCTTCAACCTCGTAAACTTCTCCAAGTTGCTCTGTTGTTAAAACTCTTTGACCTTTAATTTCTACTGGTTTTATTTCCGTTATCATAGGTTGTCCATTTTCTATGTTTAAAATTACTTTTTGCATATTTTTACCTCCTATAAAATTTATAAATTCATTGTTTTAAGCAGTTCTGGCAATGCATCGTTTATGCAATTTTTTAATGTTTCATATTTGCGTTTCCATTCTTCTGATTCTTTCTCTAACCTTCTTTCTCTAGGAGTTTTAATATCATATTTATTAAATAAAACCTCCTTTTCCATTTCCTCTATTGCTAATAAAGGAAATCTATTTTTATTTGTTTTTAAATGAGGTAACTTACCAGCATTATTGTCTTCATAAATTTTTGTTAAACAAATTTGCCACCTTTCAGCTAATTGTTTAGGTGTTAATACCGTTGACTTCATTTAGCTTGTCCCCTTTCTAATTAATTTTTAAATCTTTAAATATTTCATCTATTGTACATTCATAAACCTTAGCAATTTTGCTAATTAACTTTACACTTGGGGTTGTATGCCCTTGTTCTAATTTATAGAAAGTACTTTTACTTATTCCTAGCATTTCAACAGCCTCGTTAGTATCTAAACCCATATTAATTCTTCTTATCTTTATTGGTGTAATTTTCAT